TTTCTTTAACTTGTAAATAGATTGCCACGTAGTAATAACGACTTTCTTTTCAGTCTCCTTGGCTTTACCAGCGTATATTCTATGTGTATTATAGAACATCCTGCAGGCACCGGCATTACCAGACCCTGCGGAGTAGTCTTCAAAGTCTTTGTAGAGTTGTTCCACTAGGCTGGTGGTAGGTACAATAATTAGTATCTTCTTTTCAATTTTTTCCATATACCAATTGACCAGTGCATAAATCATCAGAGATTTACCACTGCTGGTAGGAGATAACATCAATGCCCGTTTTTGATTGAGACCGTGATGTAATGCTTCGTATTGATAGTCGTATGGTTGAATTGGTGAGAGGCCAACTTGGGGATTCAACTTCTTAAAAAACTCTGCGGTTTCTTCTACAGTTGTTGTTCTTTCGAGGGGCAATGTTTGAATGGTTAATTCGTGTCTTTCAGCGAATTCGACCACGTATGGAATTAGGCCATAATATAATTCACCACCAAATGCGTTGAAAAGACGTATCTTCCCATCCCACGCTCTGCTTTTGTAAGCAGGCATAAATTTATATCCAGGGACCTTGAACGTAAAGTAGTCAGAGAGGTCGTGGGCAATAGATGCCTCACACTCGATGTTTACGTACACATCGTCCTTTTTGTGGATAATAATATCAGTCATAATATAATTTAGAATTCACCTTGTGTAAATTTGAGGAAATCAATTGCGTTCTTTATGGCAAAACCTCTGGTAGAGAACATTTTACAGACCTCTTCCAAATACTTCACTATCTCTTCTTGCAAAGTGACCTTATCTTCTGCCGCAACAACGATTGGGTCAATCCTCACATATTCTTTAACTTCCCGGTCTTTCAGAACATATTCAAATGGGTCTGGGTCAGTACCGTTATAATAGTTAGTTCTACCGTGACTTACTTTATATAGTTCGCTTCGTAATTTCTTTAATTTGAGCCTCTCCCGCAACAAGATTTTTAGATATTTGTTGTGTTTAGTGGGAGTAGCCAGAGACTCCCTGGCTAGGATAGTCTCATCTATGTATACGTCCTTATCTACCGATGCTTCAAGTTCTTCTATTTTCATAGTGTTCATTATATATTATTCCTCACGAATTGTCAAACCTCATAAAAAGTGTACTGCCAGGTTATTTCATCATCTTTATATATGTGTTGGTTTGTGGTGATGCCCCAACAATTGTTCGGGTTGTCGATTGAGACCTTGTCACAATTTGGCTCATCTGAATGATTTCCGAATCCACCTAGAGGTGTTCTAATATATTCGCCATCATATTTACCAGCGTGAATCAGACCCAGATAGGTATTTTTTGCTATATCGGTTACTGCAAATAACCCTAATCCTTCAATATTTGATTCTCGAATCGTCACACATTCTGGTAACGGCTTGTACATTCATTCACTCCATTCATACTATTATTTTATATACATTATACACCATTCTATAGCGTATGTCAAGCGTTTTCTTCAAATAAATTTATAGGGGTCTACCTGATGCCATTTCCATAAAGTCGTATTGGAGAGTCAGGTCAGTTAGGAGGGGTTCAGCCGACTCATTCGTCATCTGAAGTTCTCCTAGAATGGTAGGGAACAAGTTATGGAAAGTGAAGACCTTATCACTTACATTCTTGTTATTGGAGAGAATATGGATGCTTCCATCGTGGCCAGTCGCTTCGCCCTTCTTATATCTGTTTTTGGCTTCGGGGCCTGCCGCTTTATACATCAATCCGAGAATTTCCATATAATTGTGATAATCTTCATCCACTAGAAATGTCACCGTCATAGGAGCATTTGAAATGGTAGAGCCTGGTCGATATACGTGCCCGTGAAGAGGATGAGGAATAGGTATCTCATTAACACTCATTGTAGGAAGATTACAGGTTGTCAACCAAAATTGCGTACCAGGAAGAATGCTGAGATTCAACCTATAATTGGTACTCTTAGCGAGATTGATTTTCTGTGGTGCAACTCTTTGTTTATCTGTCATACTACTATTTATACAAACAACAAACAGAAAAAAGGCACCTAGATTGCTCTAGATGCCTCTTTAATTGACTTGGCCCTAAGGTAGCGAAATTCTTACACGAATGGCGCTAGTCAAGACTAATCGAACCTTACAGGTTAGTTACAGTGAACTTCCTGAAGTAAGGGTTAGCACCATCACTGCCAGTAGCAAATGGGTTATGAGTAAGCCCATAACGAGTCTTGAATCCAAGACGCGGCTGGAAGTCTTCCTCACCAATTGATTTCATCAACTGAAGTGGTACGTATGGGCAGTAAAAGAGACCCGCATCATACATATTGCTTCCTTTGTAACCAACTGTTACGCTGTCTGAAGCGGCAAACTGGTCAATAAATACTTTGTACTTACTTCCCAACATACCAGCAAACAGGTTGTTTGCGATATCAGGCTGTCCGCCATTGTCTACGTCCATTGAAGGAGTAGCAAGTCCGGCAACCATATCAAGTGCAGACGCTACATCTGGAGATACTAAAAGCCAGTTACCAGCACCACGGCCAGTATTCTTAGCAATCAGGTTAGCCTCACGATTGATTTGAATCAATAGTGATTTGTAACGCTCTCCACCCCAACGAGCACCACGATTGTCAACTGCATCAGCGACATCGAAAGTACCAGCAGTAGTAGTGCCAGCAGTTGCGCCAGCAGTAGCCTGTGATTGAATCTTCTGAATAACTTCTCGGTTAATCTCAGCAAGAATTTCTGAAGAAAGAATATTTGACAATTCAGTTTCAGCATCTAGACCGTGAATAGCCTTAAGGTCTTGAGCAAGTTCCAAAGAATATTTGGCTTTCAACGCACGAGTATTAGCAGTTACGCTTGATTTCTCGATTGAGAAAGACATTTCTTTGAACGCTCCACCACCAGAAACAAAGCCACCTAAAGCCTCGCCATCAGCAGTTTCGTAAGTATTCGTGGCTGGAGTTGCGCCATCGTTACCAGAGAAATCAACATCAGGTGCACCAGCAGGAAGCGTAAGTGCTTCAGCACCAGTTGATGCTTCGCCAGTATAATGAGATTTCATAGCAAAGACAAGTCCAGTAGGACCACTCATTGGCTGAACGCCAATTGTGTCATAAGCCATAAGTTGAGGCATAGTACGGCGAACAAGACTAATTAGGATTGGGTCCCAGTTGTCAATATTGCCGCCAGTTACGTTGGCTTCTTGCAAAGCCTTTTCTTGATTTTCTAAAAGACGAAGTGTAATTGCACGTTTTGTTGCATCTTGAATTGCAGGCAATTCAGAATGCTCCATTACAGGCTGCCACTTATCTTTAATTTCTTCAGTTAAAAACATTGAATGTTCTCCTATTAAATATAAATGTGTTTAAGCACCAAGGATGCTCGGTTCTCTAGATTGTGAAAGGGAAGCCATAACCTTCTTCATTGCATCAGTCATCACTCCATCCGAGGTACCGGTTTTGGCATCCTCTTCTGCAATTACTTCTTCTTTCTCTGCCTCTGAGGGAAAATAAGTTTCCTTCAAAGTATTCAGTTTTTCAGCATATGATACTGCATCATCGAATTCAACACCTTCAGCAAGTTTTTCAAGTTTTGCTTTTTGAGTTTCTTTCAAGTCTTCAGTTACTTCTCTGAAAATCTTTTCAGCAGTAACAGTTGCTAGTTGGCCTTTCGCTTCGACATTTTTATTTGTCTCTGCATCTAGACTTTCCTTAAGAGATGCAATCTCTTTAGCCTGCTCGTCAACTACATTGTACTTCTCATTGGGAATTTCAATGTAATTTTCTGCAAACAACTTCTGCATTCCACTAACAAAACCTTCTAAGATTTCGTTTTTCAATCCGTGTTCTACGGACTGCTCGTTCTTCTCTAGCCACTCAGTAACCATATAGTCTAGATAACCATCGAGTTTCTCAGTAATATCTGTCAACATTGACGCAGTTTGCTCGGCTAATTGGGCTTCCATCTTATCTTCGATAAGACTAAGGTTTTCCTTAACTTTCGCTTGTACGGCAGTTTCAAATACTAGAGTAGTGCGAGACTTGAAATCTTCAGTAAGGTCTTGACCGTCAAACAATGCGTTAACATCTTCGGTAACATCTACTTCAACTTCAAATGCTTCGTTCTTTTTCTTGGCGCCTTTAGTTTCTTCTACTTCGTCATCTTCGTCTTCGTCCGCCTCATCACCATCGTCTTCGTCTTCGTCATCGTCTTCGAGGACTTCAACTTCGCCACTTCCTTCTACTTTTTTCTTCTTCTTTGTCAAAGGTGTGGTCTTAGGTGCTTCTGCTTCTTCAAGAGAATCAGCCTTAGAAATTTCAGAATCTTCAGCAACCATTTCCAGGTCCCCTTTTTCTAAAAGTTCATCAGCCTCTGACACTGTAATAGAAGTATCGGACTCAGCATTTTCGCCTTTCCAGACTTTATTGCTTTCATCCAAAACCAACATTTCGCCAGTTTCTGTTTTTAACTTCATCAGGGTTCTCCTAATCCAATTGATAAATTTTAACTAGTTTCTAATCTAATTACTATTATTTATAAAACTAATTACTTTAACATCATAGAAATCACTACGATTTGCTACAACTTGCTTATGAAATCCTCGAAAACAGTCGCTTCTAACGATGTTAATCGCTTTCCGCTCGCATTTTTTACGATTCCGTGGTATTCTGCAATCTGCCGCTCGGCGATTACACCATTGTTCCAGACCCATTCTTTACCTTCCATAATGCCATTTACAAAGGCATCTGGAGCAGATGGGTCAGCGACAATATCTGCGGCCGTAGCAAGGTAAAAATCACCTTGTACTTCCTGAATTCCTTTCTTATTTGCTTTCAAAGTACCCATTCCTCGTGAACTAACACCAAGTTGGGCTCCTTCATTAATAAGATTTTTGACAATATTACCGTGTGGAGTGTCTGTAACCTTCGCTTTACCGATATAGTTACTGCCCTCTTGCTTGAGAGATGTAATCATATGGGAAACTCGGTCTAGATTAATGGTAGGTCCCTCAGGATGTCCCAGTTCTCCAAATGCACGTTTCTTGTCAATATATGCTTCTGTGTATCTTTTTACTTCTTTTTCCATAATAGCACCGGGATACAAACGTCCGTTTCTATTTTTTAAATCTGCCTGTAGAAATACACCTTCAATATAGAGGTCCTTGCCCTTACCCTCAGTAATATACTTTACGTGTTCTGTTATTTCTGATATCAGTCTCATTGCTGTCCCCCTACTTTTTAGTGAATTTCGACTTCACTTTGCCACCAAAAACTTTATTAGCATTCTTGATTTTGGTTTTATTCTTACGCATCCACTTTTTACGCAGTTTGATACGCTTTACCTTATTGCCGCCTTTTTTGCGTTCTATCTTTGCCTTAATTTTTGCTGCCCGATTTTGAAATTTTTGTCTATCTTTGTTCTTTTGAGTTGCTCGGCGTTGCATTGTATTACGTGCCTTGTATTCTACCAACTCTTCTTCTGTAAGTTCTTCTGTAATTTTCTTCTTGGTGAAGTATGCAATAACCTCACTAGGTTTATCAAAACTCTTTTGACCTTTTTCGCCTTTGATATTCATAAACCAAGCATCAGCACCAGAATCAAAATCGCCAGTAGAAATTACTTTACCTTTGTATTTAACATACGAAATATTTTTGCTAGTGTCTTTACCAAATTCATAATCGCCTTTCTTAGACATTGGCTTCATTGCTTCTTCAAGGTCTTCAGATGGGCCATATCCTTTAGGAGTAACATCTTTCCAGTTTAACTTCGCTTTGCCCTTTGCAATTCTATCTGCGGCATCTTTTTTCAAGTTGCCATCTTTATCAAAGAACTTTGCAAGATGTGGTGGTAACTTTGTCTTCTTTGCTTCTGGAATATCAGAATTGTCGGCATCAGGAATCTCACAACTGCAAGGGTCATCGCCACATACATCACATTCTTCTTCACTCAAATCTGCAAGAAATTTATCGGCTTCAAAAATTCCAGAAGAATCAAAATTCCTCTCAATTAATTCACCAATTTGCCACACTGCCCATCCATTAACAGCCTCTGCTTCTAGTTCGGCTCGTTCTGAAATGCTCAATGCTTTCCAATTATCTTCAGTCCACTCGACAACAACAACGTCCTCATCATTTTCGCCAAGCACTTCTACAGCCATCCCTTCGGATATCTGCTTTGTGTAATCTTTAAATTTGATAAGGCTCATTTGTTATATTTCTCCTTTATACGTCTTCTAAAGTGTCATCAATATAATCTTTGTCAAAAAGGGGCTCTCCTTTTCGGTATGGAGTATCCGACATCCAAGCCCTAATGTTCTTTTCATCACCTGTAACTTTTGCTTGATAAGAACCGTGGTCGTAGACCGACTTTGAAATTTTTACTTTATGTTTCTTCATCAATTTTTCGTGTACCTTTGGGTCTTCACGGTCAATATTATAATCTACTTGTACAGTTACTTTGCCTTCGTCAAGAAAGTTCGCGGCTCTAGAAGCAAGGGATTCTTTCTTAACCTTTTTCTTTTTGTTATCAGTCGGGTTGTCATCATCCGTAAAGGGTTTTGCTTTCTTGTTACCGAAATTGGCGATGTTTTCATCTTGTTCTTTGTCATCGTCATCTTCGTCTTCATCATCGTCTTTCTTTTTGCCTTTTTTAGCATCTATGGCTTTCTGAAGAGCGGGAGGAAGTGTACCTTCATCTTTGGTGTCTTCGTCTTCATCTTCATCATCGTCTTTTTTGCCCTTTTTGGCATCGACTGCTTTCTGAAGTGCAGGAGGAAGTTTACCTTCGTGTACGTGTTTCTCATCGCCATTTACGTGCGAATGAGTTGTGCCGTCATCGTGCGTATGTTCTACGCTGGATGGGCTAGGGGCCTCACCAGGTTCGTTAGAACTTTCATTAACTGAATTCTTCGAGAACATAGTTTTTGAAAGAACAGATTTCATTGCCGCAATTTTGCTAGACAAACGGGACTCAATTTCAGTCGTTAGAACGGCTTTAAATTCAGTTGCCTTTTTGTCCTTTGCAAGTTGCACTAAGTTTTGTAAATTTTCATTCATTGTTCATTTCTCCTAATATGTGTCATCAGATTCGCCATCTTCGTCTTTGCCGACGGCGGCTTTCTCGTCAGCCATCTGTTTATTTAATAATTCGATATCATCGTCAGTGTGCATTAATACATTTTTCCTTACCCAATCAATTGAATAATAACGACCAATCATATCTCCACTGCTTATAGTGTCAATCATCTCGATTCGGTCTTTCATTATCTCAAGTTTCTTGAGTTCAGAAAAGTAACCATCATCTTCAAAAATGAAAGTTATATTTTCTTGATATACGTTCCACTCACCCTTGTCAATAATTCCTTTAGCAAGAAGTTGTGTTCTTAGTAGAGAGAATAGTAAATCTGAGAAACTTTTTCTTAGTTTCGTAACATATTTAGTAAACTTAATTTCATCTCTTGTAATTTCACCAGTACGTGACATACTCCAACTAGCATCTGATTCCATTCTAGAAGCAGGTACGTGTAAGGCTTGAAATACTTTCTTCTGGAAATATACTACATCATCCATATCACCTAGATTTTGACCTCCAGGTAACGTCTGTACTTCAGTGCCTCGACCACCCTCTTTACGAGGTAGCCAAAAATCTTCCATCATAGACATTGTATCTTTGCCGTCTGCTACAGTACCAGAAGAAGCATCATAAACCATTTTATTCTTAAACTTGTTCATAATGTTTCGTAGATATTGTTCTGCTTTAGTCTTAGGCAGGTTACCAACGTCTATATAGAACACCCTTCGTTCTGGTGCTCTTGTAATTCTGTAAATAACCATTGCATCTTCTAACATACGCAATTGGTTAATTGGCTTCATTGCTTTATGTAGATAGGAAAGAATTACTTCTTTATCACTATCAAACAATCCAGAATCAGCCGTTGCGACTGCCTCTACAGCAACTTTAAGAGTTTGCGACATTCCTCGTGTTTCTTTAGAATACAACCAATACTCATCAACACCAGTAACAACTTCTACGCCATTCTTATCTTTTTCTTTAATTACTTCTTTAATTTTCTTGATGTTGGTTGCATCAATATATCTTAATTCTTTGATACCCTTTTTGATATTATCATTATCAAAAATGATATGATAATGTATAGAACCATCCGTGTACCATCTCCTGAATATGTCGGGTCCAGCCTGATTAAATTCTAATTTCTTAGAAATAACCTGAAACTCGTCACTAATCATTTCCTTGATATTCTTAGGCACATCAACTGCATCTAATTTATCAAGATAGATTGATACTGGGTCCTTATATGGGTCCAGTACGATTGCCTCATTGACAATATCATCAATAGCCGATTCGGCTTCAGGATGTCGAGCAATTGCCCTATATTTGCCAATCAGTTCTTGTTGTGTTTGAAAAGCAGTGTCGAAATTGACGGCGAAGGCATTTACTCCTCCACCGTCAATAACGGTTGACCCATCATCCATATCAGGTGCGACAAAGGACTTAGTGCCTTTCTCTACCGTGGCTGAGCCAATTCTCTTCTCTATTTTATAACCAAATAGTTCCATATCACGTTTCTTTGTTATCTGTTAAGTAAGCATTCATAACTATATTTATACTCACTTAACAGGGTTACTATTCAAACGATTACGGTGTCAAAGTAGTGACTGAGGTTCCAGTACCACCATCATCCCAAGAAATTGCGAATGTCACAGTATATTCTTGAATTGAATCAGGTGTATCCCAAGAAAGGTCAATACTACCGATAGAAGAAGGCCATCCATAAAGAATAACTTTCGCTCCAGCGGCTGCTGATATTTCACCATCTCGACCATAAGGCTGAACTTCCATAGCCTTGTGACTTGAACCCGCAGGTACAAGAGAACCGAAATTAGTGAATCCTGACAAATCTTTCTGCCAGTCCATCAACTGCTTCCTGAGTACATAAGCCTCATCGTTCATTATTGTTACTGACCAATCAGCGAAAGTTCTGTCTCCAGGAACCTTCAATTTACGATTTTGATATGGTACTTCTATCATACCAAGCGTAGATTCGGGCAGTGTTGCTGTTTTAATCAGCATTGGACTCTCGCTCATACCTGAAATGGTAACCGTGAAAAGGTTATTACGGGCATAATCTCCGTCAAATTGTGCTGAAAAGTTCTCTATATTAAAAGCCATAATCAGTCTCCTTATACTTGGCCAATCACTTCAGCAAAATCAACACCGGTTTTCGTAGCAACGAAATTCAGAGTGATAAAGTTGATTGATTTGGAGGGTTTAATAAACATACTAGCCACGAACTGATTAGCATCGATGATTTCGCCTGTATTGTTCTCTGCATCACATTGAACATAGAAATCATACATACCTTGTCGTGCCTGAATTCCTGCGAGATATGGGTTAACCATATTCCTGAAATTCGTCCTAGTGAATTCATTGTTGAATTCAAACAAGAAGTATTTAGCGGAGATTGAGATTGCTTTCTCAAGTATGATAAACAACCTACGTACATTGATTCTATCGAATGCAGAAGGTTTAGTTAGCAACGTGCGGTCTCCCCAAAGAACTGTTCCTTGACCAGGAAAAGATACAATTGGATTGATACCGTTTGGAAGCATATACAACTGGTCTCGATGTGCTAAAGATGGTTGATAAGCAAGTTTTACAACTCCCTTAATCTGACCACGATTTAGTCCACCTGGACTCCACCACGCATCACGAACTGAATCAGTATGACCACAAAGTCCACCAATATCACCACTGAATCCAATCCAGCGATAAGTATCAGAATAAACGTCATAAACGTACTTGTAGTTACCGTCAAGAGTTCCGTATGAAGATGCAGAGTTAAAGGAAACATCCTTTCTCCAAGCAATTACATTATTAACAGAGTTTGTGGCTCCGCCAACATTAACAACTTCTTCTTTTGGAGGTGATATAATTGCAATACAATCTTTACGATATTCTGCAACGGATTCAATCATATACTTAGATACGATGGCAACCTGTGCTGAGTTCTCGTTAGAAAGTCCACCAGCGATTAGTAGGCTAACATTGATTTCATCTGCATTTTGGAACTTGTCCCAACCTTGCATATACTCGTTAGCGCCAACTGTCCCGGCTGATACTGCAACGACCCACGCATTACCATTGCCTTCGCAAGTTGCTTGGTCATCTGCACTCATATCATCACAATGAGCAGGAACTCCAGCCGATACTGCGATTCCGCCACTGAACGTGACTGATACAGGACCAGGAGTAGTATCAACGTGGTCACTTACAACCCAAATTAGTTTAGACTGCTTGTTTACTTTATCTTCTGCCCAGATGTTTCCACCGTCAGCATTTTTAGTGCCTTGAAGCACTCCCACTAGATAGCGTTCTACTATTTCTTCGTTAACAATTACAGCAATTGCTAATTCGTTATTAGAGGCATCAGGTGCGACATCAAAAGCGCCTGAGTATTGCCAAGCATCCCAAGTAGCATCACCAGAGTGAGTTTCTACAGAAATTCCATTTCCGTAAGTACCAGGATATCGAGCATAAAAGCCTTCTGTCAAAGTACCTGAATCGAGTTGCGTGTCAAAATCTTCTGCACCGGTAATCTGAGTAACATTGCCATTAGGAGCGGCGTTCATTGCTCCAGAGTCAACAACTCGTACTACTTGAAGACTATTCGTGTACTTCAAGAAAGCGGCAGAAGAAAGAAACGCAGGGTATGTATCGTTAGTTGGTTGCCCAAAAACTGCTACAAGGTCGGCTTCTGAGGTGCACAAGTATGGCTCGAAAGCCGGCCCCCAAGTAAAACGACCTACGGTAGCACCTAGAGAGGTAGCAACTGCGGGTATAGACGTGGACAAATCGATTTCTTTTGTCTGTACGCCTGGGCTTAATTGAAATCCCATCGTTTTTCTCCTATATTAAAAGTAATATTTTATATCTATGACTAAGGTTCCCCACACGTTGTACCGTTATTCAGTTATCTTGCGATTCATCCGTGGAAGTCTCTACATCATTACACATATTTATAAAATATCAGTCTTTAGAAGCCTCTACTATCACTTCTGGCACTGCTTTTCCGCTTCTTCTTCATCCATTCCTTCGCAAATTAGTT